CTCTTTGAAAAAATATAAGCGTCTCGCTTACATAAGGTTAGCAACGGAAACACGACGGTAGTAGCGGTTAGCGTTAACTGTAAGAGTACCATTACCCTGAGTAGTTCCCTGAGAGAATGGGTTCTCAACCATACCGTAACGAGTCTTGAAGCCAATTTTTGGTTGGAATGTGTCCTGACCAACTGCACGAACCATCTGTAGAGGAACGTATGGACAGTAGAACAATCCAGCGTCATATGGGCTAGAACCCTTGTAACCGATAACATAGTACTGAGTTGCAGCACTGTTAGCAGCGAATGGGTCAATGTAGACTCTGTACTTACCGTTGATAACACCAGCAAATGTATTACCTGTGTCGTCTACGTTAAGGTTAGCATTAAGTGCAGGTGTGTAATCAAGTACACCAGCCATTGTTAATGCAGAAGCAACGTCAGCAGAGCAAAGGATGATGTTACCCTTTCCACGACGAGTTCTTTGTGCGATTGCGTTAGCGTCTCTTTCTATCTGGAATAGAAGACCTTTGAACTTCTCAACGGACCAACGACCATTACTGTCAACGTCTAGGTTGAAAGTACCAGCAGATGCAACGTTAACCTGAGCACCAGTTTCAGCAACCTTATAGATTGTTCTGATAACTTCACGGTTGATCTCAGCAAGTATCTCTGTTGAAAGGATATTTGCTAACTCAGCCTCAGCGTTCAATCCGTGGATTGCCTTAAGGTCTTGAGCGAGTTCTAGTGAGTACTCAGCTTTTAGAGCTCTTGACTTAGCAGTAACAGTAACTTTCTCGATACTGAAAGCCATTTCGTTAAACTGATCAGCCGCAGTAGAACCTAAGTTCTCAGCGTTGTCAGTTCTCATACCCTGACCTACATCATAAGCAACCTGAGTTGCAGCTGTAGATGGGTTTAGTGCGCCTGGGTTAGTACCTGACTGAGCAGTTGTACCTAAACCAGTAGCAGCACCAGTCCAACCTTCTGTTTGACTGAAGGAAGAAGACTGTCCAGAGAATGCAGAATCTGGCTCGTTGAATAGAGCTTCGGTTCCTAATCTACGGTCAGCATTGGTTCCATCAACATAACGTGAACGCATCGCAAAGATGAGTCCTGTTGGTGCATTCATCGGCTGAACACCAGCTAGGTCATATGCGACCAAGTTTGGCATTGAACGACGAATTAAGCTGATTAGAACGGGGTCAAAACCAGCAACTGGACCAGCATCAGTAGCGGCATTGGTGTATCCACCATTACCAACTGACATTGTTGGTCCTTCAGAAAGGAATGACTTCTCTTCTGATAAAAATCTTTCTTGGTTCTCGAGCAGGACAGCGGTAACTGCTTTACGATGATTATCCTTAATTGGATCTATACCATCATGTTCTAGAAGGGGGTTCCACTTCTCCTGCAATTGTTCTGCATTGAACATTTGCTTTTTTACCTATGTGTAAAGTTTAATTTATTATAATGTTGAGATCACTTTTTAGTGGCGGAATTTAGTGCCTGTAAGTAGGCTGCCATGTGTCCAGTTGGTTGAACTAGATCTTTATCGGCAGACTCCGTTAGGTCTTCCGACTCACTACGTTTTGGAGCAGTCTTGAAATATGACTCTTTTAGAGTCTCAAGCTTTTCCTTATAAGTTTTTTCACTCTCAAACTCAATACCTTCGGCAAGGGAAGCGAGCTTTTCCTTCTGAGAGGTTGATAGACCTTCAGAAACATCGGAAAGGATATTACCACCTGTTGCCTCTGATAGAGACTTAGTGATAGCTATATTCTTCTCGATTTGCTCGTTGAGTTTAGCTTCCATTTCATCAAGCTTTCCTACCATATTCTCAACGACATCATATTTGTCTTCAGGGATTTGTACATAATGTTCTTCAAAAAGACTCATCATTCCTTTAAGGAAGGAATCTGTCATTTCGGTCCTAAGACCATGTTCTATTTGGAGGTTATTTTCTTTGACCCACTCATCAGAAACGTACTCTAGATAAGAGTCAACACGTTCTACGAGTTCGCCTTTCATACCTTCCACTTCCTCTACGAGTTTTGCCTCGTATTGGGCTTCGAGAGCTTCTCTCATCTCAACAACTTTTGACTTGAGAGCAGCTTCGAAAATTGTTTTTGCTTTTTCTCTGAAATCTTCGGAGAGTTCTTGTCCACCAAGAAGAGCATTAACATCATCTTCGATGTCAACTTCATTGTTGAGTTCAGGAATAACCTTCTCTTC